GGGATGAAGTCATAAATAATTACCTAACTAAAATGTATTGTACTGCCATGTCTAGTTTTGACATCATTAGTGTTTTCCACTACTGGTGTTTCTACTGTTTCTTTTGGTTTGGTAGTAGTAGTTTCTGATGAAATGAATTTACCATCCTCATCTCTTTTTCTACTGTTGGACTTCTTGTTGGGCATTAGCTTCCTCCGATAGTTGTTGAGCTTGTGCGTTGTTTTTAGGATCAAGTAATGGTGATCCAAGAGCAGCAGGTCCAAGATGCTGAATCAACTGCTGTTGTTGCTGTTGTTGCATCTCGGCTTGTATTTCTTCCTGTGTCTTTACTAGATTAGCAGTATCTATACCTATTGAATTTGCTAATCGTTTTATGGCTTCATCTACATTCATGTATTGACGCATGATGTCTGGACCTAAAGCTTGACTTACTGTTCCGATAAACTCAATGAGTTTGTTTCTATCATTACCACGACCAAGACCTTGTACACCTGTAACAATCTTAGGTTTCACTATCTTGTCAGGTAATTTAGGAGCTTTACCAGAACGAACTAACATGTGCATCCTACGTTTTAGATAAGGTAATTGAAATTCTTGTGTAAGGATGCTGTAAATACCACCGAGACTATTCTCTAATTCATTAGCCATCATGGTAACTTCTGCTGCTGTTACTCTTTCAGCATCTCTCTGTACAGAACGTGCCATTAAGAAAGCATATTCAAGTCTTGATTCAATTCTTTGAATGGCAGAGAAAGATACACTAAAGTCTGCTCCTTTGTTTACCTGCATAACAGATACATCAGCAGCAGATCCTTCTCGTATTGCACCATTAGGAGCTTTAGCTAAAGTAGCTGCTCTGGTTACACCATTAGGATTAACAAGAAATAAAGTTTTAGCTGAAGCAGCAGCACCCTCTATGATTGCTTGCATTAAAGCTTCTAAACTTATTAAGTCTCCTTTGTACTCACTTACATATCCTCTACCATAATCTTCTCCATCACACCTAATAAATCTCAAAACAATCCAGGGTGAGACGTCTAATTTAGATTTACCATCAGTGCCTGGTATCTTTTCTCCTTTACATTCTTGATACCAGAACTGATTATCACCAACTCTTTTAACGTAAGTGTATATATCAAGATCGCTATCCATTGATTCAGCATCATAGTTTTCTTTCTTCTTAATTTGTTCTATAAACTCAGCAGGTAACGCTTGTGGATGTACTGATTCTTTAGTAATAATTTCTAGGATGTTTCCTACTGCATCTCTTTTGCAAACAAATTTAGATAACGGATAAACTTTTAAACCATCATCGGTTAGATACAGCAAAGCATTACCACCAACAACTAAATGTTTGAGTGCTTCAAACATAGCTACACGATCATTAGATATTTCTATCTCATTCATTAAAGCTGTTTCTATTGTGCGTAGTCCTTTATCTATTTCAGTTTCTAATCCTTCTTGTCCTTGTTTTAATAGTTCGAGACTATCAATACTTAACTTGAAGAAGCTAGTTGATGGAGGGAGGAGACTAAATAATAATTTTGAAGAAAGAGAATTTGTACCTCTAGCACCTACAGCTTGAAAGGGAGTTTTAGTTTTAGCTCTAGTACCAGTAGCAGTCTCAGGTATAAGGGTAGGTATAGTTAATTTACTGCAATCTTTAGCATCATCATAATAACTAGACCTTGCACTTTCTAACTGTGCATATCTACTACTTGCTGTCTGTGCTTGTGTTGAATATTCCATTTATAAAACCATTAGTTTGTATTAGAACACATCTTTAGTACCTCAAGTCAGATGACCCTTGATTATCTGCAAGAGGTATTCTCAACATAGATGTACCAAGTCTTCTAGCTCTAGTAGTTCTTTGACCTGTTCTTTTCTTACCACCTTCAGCAGTAGTTTGTTGGCCTGATACTGAAGGTCTGCTTGTACCAACAAGAACTCTTTCCGCAGTCTGCTCGGGCTTTGGAGGTGTAGGCCTAGGTTCTGGTAATGGTGGTGGTGAAGGTCTTCCAAGACACATGATTAATTCTCCAAGACTGATTCTGTGAGCATGGTTTCTTTTTGCCTTGCTTGCTGTTCAATTAAATAATCAACAACAAACCTTTGCCCTGCTCTATACCATACCTCTCTATCAGATAAAGACAAATCAGGATGACGATTAGGAAAGATTTGATCTAAGGCGAAAATCAATTCATCTGTAATCACTGGAAGTTTTTCAGATTGCATGATTAATAAGATTTATATTTAGTATATGTCAATTTAAGGAAATAAGTATAGCAGGTTTATATTTATGTGATAAGGTGATTGAGTAAAGGAGTCTCCTTTCACAGCACACGGAAACACCAACAGCCCATGCTACTGCGTTGTTGGTGTTTTTTATGGTGTCCACAGAGATACTTCACCTGTCTTGTAATCAAAGTCTCCATGTCTCAGTATTCTTGCCAACTGTGCGTTAAGTACAGCATCAGCAAAGTCATATTTCTTTTTCTCATACGCAGCTACTACCTTCTCCCACATCTGTTCTAATGTCTTAGATTCTCCTAATATCTTTTCTGCTGTTACTGGTCCTACTTTATCTATACCAAAATAGTTATCTGTACTGTCTCCTGTAAGAGCCTGTATCATCCAATGCCTGTCAGCTTTGCGTTTAGTTATTAGTTCTAAATCATCACCTGCAAGTAAGGTACAAGGTACAGATCTCATGTCTTTATCGACTGAAACAATAATAGGGTTGTCATATTTTTTTGATGTTGCGAGTAAAGCCATAACATCATCACCCTCTAAACCATTAAAGCTAGCTGATTCGTACCTTTCTCTTATACCTTCAATAATTTTATTTAAACCTAAAGGTTTTCTTTTATGTTTTCTGTTGGCTTTATATTCTGGGTAAATGGTATGTCTAAATGTTGGGTACTCAGTAAAGCACATAACAACATCCTTATCATTTTCAGCTATTGTTTGATAGTGAGCTATTCTTCCATCTACCATTTCATGCACATCTCTTTCATCAGCATGAAGTGTGTGTAGGTTAGTATCCCAGCGTATGTCTTGCTCACAAGCACAACAGGAAGAATAGATAAGCCAATCAGCATCAATCAGTAAAGTCATTAGTTTCCAAAATAAGTATCTAAAGGTAAAACAAGTCTTCCTGTTTTATCGTCATACAATAGTTTGTCTATTGGTCCTGTCATTCCCGTGTGTCTATTCTTCAACACACGCAACTGTAATTCTGCTCTTTCAGCTACATCTCCCTGCTGGTTTCTTTCACAGGCAACAACAAGGTCGCTTAACTGGGCAATACTATGACTGCTTCTTAAATGACTAAGGCTTACTTGATTACCTTCTTCATGTCCTTTGCCATCAGGTCTACGCAGATGAGAGACAATAATTAAACCTATACCAGTAGATTCTACGACTTGCCTGAGCTTGGTACAGACCACATCCAAAGCCCTTCTTTCATCTAAGTCAGCAAGTCCTGACACAACTATTGTTAAATGATCCAAGATAACAACATCTACACCTTCTGCTGTAGCAAGGTATTGTATCTGTTCAACTAATCTATCAGGATCTATTGAACCAAAATGATCATATAAAAATAATTTTCCTGTACCAAACAACTTATCAAATGACTGCTTCAATCCTTCTGTTTTCTCTACATTATCTTCGAGATGTAAAGGTTTACTCATCTCTACTCCAAGAATACCTTGCATAGTTCTTTGAACACTTTCTTCTAAAGCTATATAACCAACTGTCAGATTATTTTTTATAAAATGATGAGCAAGTTCTCTGCAAATAGTTGACTTACCTGTCCCACTACCTGCTGCAATACAGACCATTTGCTGTTTATGAAACCCTCTAGTAAAGGTATCAAGTTGAGGAAATGGAAATGGGCAAACAGAATTAGTACCTTTTTTTGTTAGCTCTTGCCAGAGGTTAGAGGCGTTAAGGATGCCATCTGGTCTAACAGGTGTTGCTTTCCATAAGAGATCTCTAAGCTCTTCCCCTTCTCCTGAGAGGAGCATTTCATTAGCGTCTTTTCTAGGTAATCTGCATATTGCTGCTTTACCAGGAGGTAAGATTTTAATTGCTTTCTCGGCAGCAACCATGCCAGGCTCGTCACTGTCAAAACAAATTACTATTCGTATAAATTGAGATAACCATTTTAAATTTGCAGCTATATATTTATTAGCTGACTGTGAACCAGAAGGCAAACTTACTACAGGATACTTGTTATTTTGTACCTGTGAAACTGACATACAATCTATCTCACCTTCTGTAATAGTGACAAACATTTGTCCTGTATTGTGCTGTCTCCAAAGTCTTTGACCCCATAGCTGTAAATCATTTACGTCACCTAGCCATATAAATTTTTTATTCTGAAATCTAATGTGTTGTGCTGTTGGTCTGCCAAGTTTGTCTTCATAAGTAGCTACTTGTACAGGCACACCGTTGTGTTCTGTAATTCCATAACCAAACAACTCACAAGTCTCTTGTGAAATACCACGTTTAGGTAAAGCTTTTGGTGTGACGAATTTTAATAATGGTTTCTTCACAGTTTTAATAAAAGATTTTCTGGGTTTATCTTTAGGTGGTTGAAACGTATAGCTGCAACCAAAACAAAAACCATGACCATCATCATAAATAGCCATGTTATCTTTGCTTCCACACTCAGGGCATGGTTCTTTCCTTACATACTTGCTGTTGCTCTTCATACCAATCTCTTGGAATAGAGCCATGACTCCAGAGAAAACCATGCTTAGTTGCCCAAGCTCCGTAAGTTAAACTTCTTTTGCCACGACTCAATTTTACTTTGCTGTTTTGAAAACAGAATCGTATATCTAGTTCGGGTCGTTGCGTCTTAATCGCAATATGTTTTCTTCTGTCCTCTTTTGAGAAGAAGCCCTTAGTTTCAATACAGATGCCGTTGTCAAGGATGAAATCAGGCTTATAAACGCAACTGATTTGGTAGTTAATATCGAGTGTTTCATAACTAAATAAAACTTTATCTGCTTGTAATGTAGCTGCTATTGCAGCTTCAAACTTGCTTCTAAAATTCGTCTGCTGCTCCAACTGTCTCGAACCCTTCAACCTTTGGGATTTTTGCCTCGGTTGTTTCTTCTGTTTCAAAGCCATAGCCCTGTGCGGTTTTAGTATATTCGACATGGTTGTGGATAATTACAGCTTCTGGTTGGATTTTAATACCAACACCAAAGCTAGGATTTTCCCAACCACTGCAACGCATATTGACTTGTCCAGTAGTACCAGGACCACACTTGTTTACTCTTTGTTTTTGATCTTCTGACATAGGAGAACCATCAGCATTAAATAAAACAGGTGGTCTTTGTTTCCACTGTGTGCCGTCTGCTCTAACACCGCCACCTTTCATTTTGGTTTTAACCTTAAAGTATGGCTTACCATCTACCTCGTCAAAAGCAAAAGGCAAAGGAGCAAGTTTGTATTTTTTGTCAGGATTAGCAGCTTTTAATTGTGCCTTCCATCTATCTAACAAACCATTTAATTGTTCTTCAGTCTCTTGAGACTTTTCAGGATCAATAAGACATTCAACTTGCCATAGTCCAGAAGCATCAAACTTTGTATCTGGTTCTACTAGCCATGCAAATTGAAATAGACATACTGGTGTTGTGATGTTTAAAATTTCAGATTTAATCATTTGGAAATTTCGGTTGTAGTTTCTTTTAAAATCGTCCGTGTTGGACGTAACATTGATCTTATCGTACATTTGTTTTCTGTCATCCTTTATCATTAACTAAACACATATGGAGCTAATAAAACTTCACAAATATTAAAGTCACCTAGATCTGGTGGTGTGGGTAACTTGCGTGGCTTATCTAGTTGCTGAACAGCTTGATCATATATATCGTCAAGAATATTATTAGTGTACATTTCAACAAAAGATTCTTTTACACAGGTAATAAATGCTTCTATATCAGCAGCAGTAGATCCAAAACAATCATGAATAGTTGTAGTGTTACTAAGTCCTTTTTGTTTACTTTTATGCAATGCTAAATGTACATTAGCAGCATCTAAACTATGAATAAAGTTAGCTGGAAAACTTCTTATAGATTTTCTATTGTTAACTTCATCTGTTTGATCATTAAGTGATAAATGTACAGTGCTAGTACCTATTTTTGTTTTAATTTGTTTACTATTTTGAATAAAATAATTTTGATGAACATAAAATTTAGAAGGTGTATTCCATTTAATAATCTTATGTTCATTACCAAAACATTTAGCAATATCTGTTAGATATTCCATGATAATTGATGACTTTGGACATACTTTTTTAACAGTCTGAATAATTTTTCTAGCTAAATAATAGTTATGTGCAAAGCTATCTTTATCCCAGGGTAAATCTACATTATGTTTGTATAAATATTCTTTGATTGCATTTGTAATTCCAAACAACGTACCACTATAAGGAATAACCATCACAGGTTTCTTAACAAGTTTTCTAGTAATAACTTCTCTGTTGTTAAACCAATCAACAGCTAACAAATCATCACTATCAGCAAGATCAGTTAACAATTCTGCTTTTACCTCATCATATAAATCTTGTATCTCATCAGACTTTATAAGATTTACTTTAGCTGCAAGGTTTTGATCACAAGTTAATGCAGCAAAATGTTGATAACCATTATTACTACCATCTAACAAGACAGGATGTTTAGATACATAACCATAACCCTCTTGTATCAGCCCTTGCCAATCCAAGCACCAAGCAAGAAATTGAAAGGGTTCTTCAGCTTGACTCCAAATATTAACAGTTGACTCAGGATTATTTGCAATTTGATTAGATAACGCTATTCCTTCTGTGTTAGCCCACTCTATTCTTTCCTCATAGCTACAACGACTCATTCCCCAGTGATTAGCTCCACTAATTCCTAACCAATTCTTAGCTTTTTCATTTTTAATAGCTGCACCATTATGAAATCTATGCAAAGCTCTGGCTAAATCATTTCCCTGTGGATTAAAAATTGCTGCTACTGGATACAATCGTCCTGTAAAATCTGCCTGGTAAACATGATAAAATGTTTCATCCTTATATCTTAGTGCTGTATCGAGCAATGTTAAGACAATAAATCTTTTTGCTCTATCATGTGCATTTTGATCATGTATTAAAGATGCTGCCTTTCTCCATTGCAGTCGTGCATTTTCATTAATATCTATATCAAAAGGTTTTGGAGGTAGTGGTATTGGTTCTGGATCAATTAAACACCCTACCTGTGTACCTACGTCAAACAGGTTCTGAGCAACTGCAAGAATATTTGAATGGGTTTCCCATTCTGTATGCTGAAGGGCATTTAAAGATTCAAATAATGCTGTTGGTTTTTCTTGGTTTACTTCTCTTAAGTAATCAAGATCCTTAGATTTAATAGCCTTAATATGCTTAAGTCTTTTGCTGTAGTAACCGCCCTCTAAAGTACTAATCCAATCTCTAGGTACTTCAAGACATGGCATATAAAGTGGATAACTTGCAAATCTATTAACTCTTTGTCTTTTTACCCATTCCATAGCACCTTGAGTAAACTCAACATGAATTTTCTTGTTTTTACCTGACTTAATTGTTGCAAGTTTGATCATTCCTACAGAATGAATCATTAGATCTATAAGTTTCATGCCAATACGCAACTTAACTTCTTTAGACCATGACTGAAAAACAAAACCTTTATTTCTCATGTGACCCATCATCATATTGCGTCTATATCTTGAATGGGTTGTATCAGTTATATGTTTTTTTACAGCAGCAAAATGCTTTTCATCTTTTTGTTCAAACAAACTAAACCTAAGTTCATCTTCCAATAGATGACCTATCTGTATAGATAACTGTGTTGCAGTATGATTTTGTGACGCACCATCAATAATTACTTTGAAGGCAATAAAAGCTACCACATCAATGTCAGGAAACTCTGACAATTTAACAGCAGCTACAGCTTTCGGGCCTGGTGTACCTCTCCAAGCTCTATCAATAAACTGTTGTATAGATTTAGATAAGGGTTGAAGACCAGCTTCAATCATACTTCTGGCGTAGTCATTTTCTGACTCTTTACCTTTCTGAATATTTAACTGGACTTTTCTTTGCCGTGAATCATAGCCACGACCACACATTTCTTCTTCAACTTTAAGTTGTTTCTCCATAAGTAACTCCTTGTTTTCATTAACAATTTGAGTTACT